CATCTTGGTAAACTTCCTGAACATCTGCCCCAATCTTCCCGAACTACGATTATCCCTTCCCGCATGCATGGTATGCTTTCTGATCCCATCACTAAGCCTGCCATGCTCATCCCCAAGATCATCTGTAAAGAGGGGGTCCAAGTCCTATGGGACCCCCTAGTCGAAGGAGCTAAGAAAGCTGGTCGAACGTGTGGCTTTGTCGAAAGTCATGTGTTGGATGCAGCTGCGAGAGACGTTTTGAACATCTGCCGTACGAAATTTAAGGATGGTGCCCCTGCCGTCCTGAAAATCGACTACGAAGCCGCCGTGAGAGGAATCGAAGGAGACGAGCTCTTTCAACCCATCAATCGTACAACATCTCCTGGCTACCCGTATGTCTTGCAAAAGAAGGCGCGTAGTCAGAAAGGAAAAACGAATTGGATGGGTAGAGAAGAGTGGGAGTTCGACACTGATGAGGCTAAACACCTCAAAGAGGATGTCGAACAGATGGAGAGAGACTGCGCTGAGAGTCGTCCCATCGACGTGATCTGGATAGATACGTTGAAGGACGAGAGGAGGCCTTTGGAGAAGGCCGATCAAGGTAACACCCGGATCATCTCAAATGGTCCAATGCATTTTAACATTCTTTTTCGTATGTATTTCATGTCTGCTCTTGCTTTTTTACGTCATAACCTGTTTTCAATGGTATTGCTGTTGGTATAAACGTGTGGGATAGAGAGTGGGACCACCTTGCTAAGTGGCTCCAAGCTAATTCTACGCGTTTTATCGATGGCGATTTCAAAAATTTCGATGGAACTTTAATGGATCAATTTATGTGGAAAATTTTTTGGATTCTAGATTCTATGTATGATGATGAGCATCATACGATTAGGTACAACCTTTGGTACCAAGTCGTGTATGCAATTCGTGTATGTAGAGGAACTGTTTATCAATGTACGCATAGTCTACCCTCTGGTTTTGTCGCTACTGCTGAAGTTAATTCTATTTTTGTTAATCTTGTGTTTAGATGTGCTTATTTAATCCTTGCCCGTGTAAAATGTCCTGAAGAGTGTTCGATGAAG